CCCAGTCAGGTCTTGTGGAAGGTCTACGAACTGAAGCTCGCCGGATGCTCCAAGCAAGCCGTCAGGGTCCCAGATCATCGCGTAGAACGTGCCGCCAATGTAAGCGGTACCGTGCTCGCCGGCGGCTAGGTCGTTAGTGCATACGGCCCACTGCTGCAAGTTGCCTGGCGTGGGTACCGTGTTGGCGTTGCTTGCGTTAAAGGTTACGCCATAGGTAGCCGCGGAGGTTGGCACTTGGGAGTATGGACCGGGCCAGCTGTTGCACGTTCCAAGGTTGCAGTACTTGCCGTGGCTGCAGTTGTTCGCCTCTAGGGCCGTTATACATGCATCAAGCTCTACGCCAAACGTCGTACCGCCAAGCGTCACGGCTTCGTATCGCTTAATTGGGTCGCTGCCGTCGTTGTAGATATTTACAAGTACGCCGGCGTCGCTAGTAGTACCCGCCGCAGTGGGGTTCCAATCCCAAGCACCAACCGCGCCGGCTTGAGCCTCGGCCATGAAGCGACCGCGGGCCGCTCGGATAGCCTTGGAGGGGATAGCCGCGGGCGTGTTTAGGTTGGCGCTCACGCGATGAGGTCCGCTACTTGTGCAAGCTGGGCCGTTGTGAATAGGTCCGAGAAGTTGCCTAGCCCGGGGTGGAGCTGCACCCAATCCACGCAGCTAGCAACGAGCATCTTATTAGTCTCGCCAGTAGGGCATACCGTGTCTGCGGGGTTGGTGATTTCCTCTAGCTCCAGGTCCTTACGAAACACGCCATTGGGTCCAGACTGGGCACGCTGTCGACACCACCCGAATGGGTCACGGTAGAAGGATAGCTCTACGTAATACAGGGAGTCGTTCGTCGAGGCCCTCTGGTTAGCCCCGGTAAAGAGCCACTCGCCTTGTAAGTCCCCTAAGAACGTGGCGTTGTTCCTCGTCCCCCGTAGGCTCCTCCACTCGGCCCGTAGGGTGGTCGGCTTGGCCGTGAAGGTAAGCGAGACGGTCAACTGCTGGCCGAGAATAGGACGCTTCAGGGGCGTTCCTCCGGCGTCTACCTTGACGCTATCGGCGACGTTCAATAATAGGACCTGGTGGTCTGTGCTTGGGGTGCTGGTGGTCCACGGGTAATTAGACGCCCCGGTACCAACCCAATCGCTCGGGGCCTTATACCTCCACCACGAGACATCGTAGGTGGTGGCCGATAAGTCTGTGTTGACGTAGCCGCTTACGGTATCCGTTACGGATTGCACCGTGTCCTCGTCGTAGCCCGAGCCTATAAACAGGGTCGAATCTAGGCGAGTCGTAGCGGTTGCCATCTTGGGAGTGTCTTGGGTCCACGCTACCTCCTTAACGTACATAGGCCGGGCCACGCCGGCTATAGATCGGCTCTGGCCGCCTACGTCGCATTGGGCTTCACTGCTAGAACCAGTGCCCGCAGCTGCTGCGGCGATAGCCGCGTCGGTTGTAACGTCCGCGCCGGCGTCATCGGTGACGGTCCAAACGATGGTGCCCGTGTTGCTAGGGAATGCACCGTGCTTGCTCCATGCCTCGGATACTCGGTTAAATACTAGGGTCATGCTCGGCTAAGCTCCGTGATGCTTGTCTTAACGTCGGCGACTGCGGTGCCGATCACCTCTAGTTGGCTTAGCTGCTTCTTGCCAAGCTCGGCAACTGACCCCAAGCCGGGGAGCTTAATGGCACCCATACGAGGGGGCTTAGGGGTTAGCTGCTTGCCGATGCCCGCCGAGCGTTTAACCTGGTCCCGACGCCGGCCACGCCAGAACCCCTCCACAGAGGCGGCACGTTTAACCCTGTCAGCTTCCGCCGCTCGCCGGCTACTAGCCTCGGACGCCAATCGCTTAACACGCTCGGCCGCCTCCATAGCGGGGGAGACGGTTGGCGCTACGCTGGCGCGTGCGATTGGCGGTGCGGTTGGCGCTACGTTGGCGGTAACTTCTCGCCGGGCCATTACCGCTGTCTCTACCTTAGCCATTGGGCGAGGTGGATCGGAGATAACCGTCACGGCGGGGTCCATACGTATCTCGGAAATCTTATCTTGTACGCCGCGGATGCTTTGATCTATAGCCTCTAACTCGGTCAACTGCTTGCGGGAGATGTCTACGACATCGTCCATCGTTGGGAAGCTAAACGTACCCATAGGACTCGTAAAGGTATCCGCGCGAGACGACACGCCGCGAGCGGCTACCGCAGCGCGTTTCTTGTTTAACCTATCTAACTCCGCCGTAGCCCTCTCAAGCTCCGCCAATCTCTTTTTGCGATCCATCGCCGCAAGGTCGGCGGCCTTCTTACGATCCGCGGCGGCCTCGGCGGCTCGCGCCGTAGCAAGCTCCACTTCTAGCGCCTCATCCCGAATCAATGCAAGCTCCCGAGCTACCCGGAGCTGATGGTTTAGCCCCTTGATTAGCCGCTTGCGGTACTCCTCGTCTAGGCCCTCAAACTTGCCGACCCCAAACTGGGCCTCCATAATCTCTTGGGTAACCTTCTTATGTTCTTCCCAATGGCTTAAGCGACGCTTGCCAAGGTCCGCGGCCTCCTTGCCGTGGTCGATAACATTCTGCCAATAAGCCTTCTCGCCGGCAGCCATATCCATAGTCTGCTTTTGTATCTCGGCGCGGACGTTTAAGAACTTATCTAGTGCGGCCTCAGCGGCGGCCGTATCCGCTTGCCCCTGTCGGGTCGCCTCGGCCAGCTTCTCCATCTCCTCGCGGGCACCTGTAAGCGTCATCGCTATATTGAAGATGGTGTTGGAGATGTCGCCAAGCGGGCCAGGTAGGGACCGCAAGGTATCTCCGATACCTACCCAAGCGGCATTAATGTCCTCGTATGTCTCGGCGTTGACTAAATCCGACACCGCCTTAAAGGCGTCCAGAGCAACCTCGGCACCTCTCATTGCCGACGCGGCGGCCGATAGGCCCCTATTCATACCGCGCAACTTACCCTTGAACGTGTCAACCGCAGACGCGGCCTCGTTTAGGCCGGCGTGGAATTGGTCTGTAATGGCGTCCATAAAGACGGTCAGAACGCCGACGTTGCTCTTAGCTGCCATTGGAGAATACCTTCGCTATTTCTTGGGGTGTGGCTGGCGTTTGATCCCACGCCGTAAGCGGTATGTAATCGCTCGTCTCCAGGTTGGACCCGGCGACAGCTCCAGCTACGGAGATGGCTGCAGCCCGCTGCCATTGTGCGGCTATATCAGGCAAGCCGGATTGTCTATCAAACTGCAACCAATCGCGTAGCTCTAAAGGCGTTAGGGTTGCGAGCAACTCCGACACCGTCTTACCTAACGACAAGGCTAGACGATGCATGAATAGGCGCGGCTCGCTCATCCTTCCCCCGCCTTGGGGAAACCCTCCATCATCGCATCGATGGCCTTATGGTAGAGCGGCCAGACCTTAGCCGAAGGCATATCGGCAACCTCGGCCTCAGTCGCCCCGGTGAACCTCGCAACGGTAACCACCGGGTCCGGCGTCCCCTTGCTATCTACCATCGACTCCTGGAACCATACGCAATCAGCGCCGGTTGGCGGGCGTAACTTCATGGGGCTTATCCTTCCAGCCACTCGCGAACGGTGGCGGCTTTAGCTTTGGGCATATGGACGTACGCCTTGACAGCCTTGGCGAAAGTCCTAAATAGTCGCGGGTGCATCGTATCGAATAGGCGTTTGATACGCCGCTTTCCCTTGTGCCCCTTGCGATCCATCTCAAGAAAATGGGCCAGCTTGGCCGCGCCGGCAGATTTCTTGGTATAACGCAAAAAGACACGCCCGTAGACAATGTACTTAGCTGACTTGTTAAGCCCCGCCGCTCGCTTGGTTGTGCCCACCTTGACGGTCACCGCCTTAGCGGATGCCTTACGGATGGAATACGCGGCGACCTGCTTGGTGCGCCCAGACTTGTAGGTCTTGGTCTCACCCTTACCCCATTCCAAGGAGGACTTCTCTACCGGGTAGTTGCGCCACGCCACCTTCTCCCACCTCTTTAGCTGGTTGGCCGTTTGGCGCATCGCCTTCCGCTCGATGTTCTGTTGGAGCTGGCGGGGGTACTTCCGTAGAGAGTCCACCGTCTCCTTGAATCCCGAGACCGTCATCGTCGTATTCATCGGCACGGGCTATTTCCTCCACGTATCCCAAGCCCAGCGAGCGGCATACGCCACGGCCGCCAAGCCTACTAGCGTCGTAACCACCACGAGAGGCCACACCAGCTTACCGAAGAGGTCTAGAAGGATAGGAGGCAAGACGGCACAAGCGATTGCCGCGGCTAGCATGAGCAACGCACGACGGCGATTACCCAAGGCGACCCACGTAAAGACGGCCGCCGCGGTTATCAAGATAGAGCCTACCGCTAGGGGCCACGATACACTTGCCGGCACAATTGATCGAGTAACCACGGTAGCGGCCTCGCTTACTGGTGAAGCGTTTACCGGGGTAAAGAGGGCGCAACCACCTAACGCGAGCAAGAGCCCGCCGGTGGCGAAGATGTCTAGTACCTGTCTCATCGTTCCCGATTCTCCATCCGCTCCAGGCGGTCCAAGATATGCGTTTGATTCGCCTCCATACGAGCGAAGGCGATAGAGAGCTGCATATATGAGCCGACCAACGGCACCGCGATAGCTGCTAAGACGAGCCAATCGCGGAGACCCAAGTGGACCACCGCCTTGTCGTGTTGCCTTGTCATCTATCAAGAGGTGAGGGTTACGTCGCCAGAGAGGTTCAGCTCCAAAGTTGTCTGCACGACTGTGCCCGAGGTTACGTTTACGCCAACCTGGCCGCAGACAGCTGCAAAGCCTGCAAGCACGAACGGCCCGCCGGCGGTGCACTCGGCACAGGGGATCGTGATACGCCAATCTACGGCCGTGCCGCCAAGGAGCGCCAGGTCGGAATACTTGTAAAGAGCGCTATCGGTCTCGTTGACGTTTACAGTTACCGAGACGGTGCCCCAATCAGAGCGGCCCGGTACACGGGTAGCGTACGAGTCTGTAAGCGAGCTTGTATCCAATGCCTCGACTGATGGGCTAGGGCCAGTAATGCTTACGACCTCGCCTACCTCTATTGCCGTGCCGGGCGAAGCGGCATTGTGGGCTACAATCCAGAATTTAGAACCAATCGGCGTTAATAGTGACATGAGTTTTCCCCTACGTGTCTAAGTAAATTTCCGCGACGACTTCAATGCTTACCGGTCCAGAGGCCCCGCCGCCGAGAGCGGCCTCCACGCTATCCGTACTAATGTTCGCTGCTACCGCGTACCCCTTGCCGTCGGCATTGGTCCCACGCTCCCCACCTAGCGCGCTCGCGGATTTCTGGGCCAAGTCGACGCAAGTCCCCAAGCTCTCCGCGAAGCATATAATCGTTAGGTCGCCGCGTATCATCGACGCGATCCCCGAGAGGCCCGTGGCTAGATCGGGTTCTACCCCATCCACCTCGATAACTATAGAGGGTAACTCGTCGCCCTCCTCCCGATACAACGCAGATACACGCGTGCCAACTATCGCCGTTACAGGCGACGAAGCAACCAACAAGGCGTGGGCAGTCTTTACCAGATCGCTCATCCACGATCCAACCTAACCGCCGTAAATTCGGCGTACTTGTTTAGCCCGAGCTTGTTAAAGAACGTCT